CAAGTTCTTTAGCTAACGCTAATGGGGGCACATACGTCGCCTACCTATTCGCCCACAACGCAGGCGGGTTTGGTCCTAACGGCACGGATAATGTGATTTCGTGTGGGTCTTTTACAGCAACAAATCCAGCCGCACAAATAACGCTTGGGTATGAACCGCAATGGTTATTAGTAAAACGAACAGATAGTTCGGTTCAAGGTGATTGGGTTATTTATGACAATATGAGAGGATTTTGGGCAAGCCCAACTGGAAATGCTCCGGTATTACGCCCAAACTTATCAAATGCTGAATTGGCAGGTTGGTATGACTTACATCCAAATAGCACTGGTTTTGATAGTGGTAGCCTTAATACTGGAAACTACATCTACATCGCCATCCGTCGTGGCCCGATGAAAGTGCCTACGGATGGGACTAAGGTGTTTAGTCCGTCTGCAGGAACATATAGTTCAGGCACGGCAATAACAACCAATTTCCCTGTTGATTTGCTGATGCAAAATATTCGCACAGGGAATTTCGATAACACAGATGTTATTGATAGATTGCGGGGAGTTCCAACAACAGATGCAACAGGAGGGGCTTATCTAACCACTTCAGCTACATCCGCTGAAACAGCAACATCTAATCACACCAGATTTTGGACAAATACAGGGTATTCAGTTGGTGGCACTGGTGCAGGAAATAACACAGCGTATTTTGCCTTCCGCCGCGCCCCCGGCTTCTTTGATGTGGTGGCGTATACTGGGGATGGTGCAGGGCCACGAACAATTCCGCATCAACTTGGCGCGGTTCCACAGTTGATGATCGTAAAAAGTCGAAGTAGTGCAACAAACGGCGACTGGGCTGTTTACGCATCGCCACTTGGCAATACAGCATCACTGGCGATCAATTCAACATCAAACGCACCTTTCGGTGGGCAATGGGTTGATACGACACCAACAAGCTCGGTATTTACTGTAGATGGAACCGGCTCTAGTAGGGTTAATGCTAGCACAAAGACCTATGTCGCCTACCTCTTCGCCTCATGCCCCGGTGTTTCCAAAGTAGGAAGCTACACAGGTAACGGCTCAAGCCAGACCATCAACTGTGGTTTTACAGGCGGGGCGAGGTTTGTTCTTATTAAGCGCACAGACTCAACTGGTGACTGGTACGTCTGGGATGCCGCACGAGGTATGGTGTCAGGTACTGACCCATCATTACTGCTCAACAGCACTGCTGCCGAAGTCAATGCAAACAGCATATACACAGCCACTGGTGGCTTCCAAATCGTCAGCACTGCCGCAGGTATTAACGCAAGTGGTGGAACATTCATCTATCTAGCAATTGCTTAAGAGGACTTTAAAATGCAAGTAAGAATTAAACAATCCGGTCAAGTAATGTTCGAGAGCGAATTTCGCACATTATTTCCTAACACCTCGCTACCGCAACAACTATCAGAATCCTTAATCAACGAACTCGGTGCTGATGTAGTATTTGAAGGCCCACAAGCTACAGGTGGTACGGTATATCAATACAGTCAATACGCAGGTGTTGAGCAAATTGATGACAAGTGGTATACCAAATATATTCTAGGCCCAGTATTTACAGACAACGAAGAATCGACAGCGGCAGAACAAGAAGCCGCCTATAAAGCACTTAAAGATGCTGAACAAGCTAAGAATATCCGTGAACAACGTAATAAGTTATTATCCGAATCAGACTGGACTCAATTAGCTGACGCACCTGTGGATGCTGTAATTTGGTCTAACTACAGACAAGAATTACGAGATGTGACCAAACAAGATGGTTTTCCTTTCAACATCATTTGGCCTGAATTATGCCTGATTTAAATTGCCGTGTTGCTAAGATAGAGCAACAACAAGAAAACCAGACAGAAAGCATTGAAGATATTAAAAAAATGCTTGAAGAGGTCAGGGATACACAAAAAGGCCAGCAAGGATTTGTTCGCGGCATGGCGTTTACTATTACAGCAATTGTGTCTGCGGCAGGATTTTTCATTAACCATATATACAATGGCAAATAAATGGAACAGTTAATCTCACTTTTATTCTTAGCTCGTGATTTGGCTCACCGCGAGCATTTGCGTACTGATTCATTCGCACAACACATGGCATTAGGTGAATTCTATGATGGCATCATTGACAATGCCGATGCTATAGCTGAAGCCTACATGGGTTCTTATGGCGTTCTTAAAGACTTTCCTATTCAAGCCAGCCAATCATCCACGCCAATCATTAAAGAGCTTGAAAAGCATGTGAGTTGGATTGACAGTAATCGGTATAAAGCTTGCGACAAGGATGACACGCCAATTCAAAATCTGATTGATGCTGCTGTCGAAACTTATCTGACTGCTATCTTTAAATTAAAGAGGTTAAAATGATTAAATCATGGTTAGCTGAAAAATCAACATGGCTGGGTATGTTTGCTGTAGCGGCATCCTTTGGCTTTACATTAACCGAACCACAACAATACGCACTGGCAGCTCTAGGTGCTTCTTTAATGGCAATGAGGGATAGATAATGGAATTAATACTGCAAGATGTATTCAAGTTGATTGTTGATGTTTTGAAATACTTGGATATTACTAACGTTTTGGTTTGATGAAAGTCTCACAAACTTGTATTAACTTAATCCGCGACTTTGAGGGATTACGCTTAAAGCCTTATTTATGTCCGTCTGGAATTCCGACTATTGGAATCGGTTGTACTCGCTACGATAACGGTAAACCTGTGACTATGGCTGACCCTGCTATAACCACGCCAAAGGCAATAGAGTTGCTTAGAAACCGCCTGACGCACTGTGAGCAGGTTATTAACAAGCTGGTTACTGTACCGCTTAACCAAAACGAATTTGATGCTTTAGTTAGCTTTGTGTTCAATATTGGTGAAGGCAATCTGGCCAATTCAACACTGCTCAGAATATTAAATGCTGGTGAAGATAAAGACGAAGTTTCCGCGCAATTACTGCGCTGGAACAAGGCTGGCGGTGTTCCTATTGATGGATTGACTAGAAGAAGACAAGCAGAACGCTCGCTCTTTTTAAAATAGCCCTGTTTTTTCCAGTAAGTCGGCCCTATCCGTGGCCTCAGGGCTATCGTAAAAAAAGCCCGTAGGGGAAATTACGGGCTGAGTAGGAGCATACACAATGAGAGTTGTATAGCGTTAATTATACACCAATAAATTTGCTTACGTCTGCTGGAATATACATCGGCCCTTTTAAAATTTTGCCGTCTTCACGTTTAGCAACCATTCCTGAATCTGGGTTGATTTTACTCATATTGGAACACCAGACAGCATCCCAAGCGCCTTCCAAATCCCAGCCTTTTGATAATCCATAGCCGATTAGCACCACCATAATGTCTATGAGTTCTTTTAGTTCGTTATCTTCAGTATACGACTCTTCGAATTCATCAAATTCTTCATTTATTAAATTTGCATATAAACTAGCCTGTTCTTCGTTCTTACCTTCAACTGTCTAGCCACATGCTCTCATGAATCTTGCTTGGTCTTGAAAAATGCTCATTGTTGTACTCCACAAATGTTGTTAATTTCTTCAGTTGGTCTATTTAAATCCTGACCGTGTTTTACACATCCCTGTTTTACCACCATTGGTACGCTATACACAGCGCCAACGCTAAGCAGCAGGCTTATAACGATTATGGACTTCACGTTTTTCCTTTTTAATTTGTCTTTTTAATAACATGATTTCTTGGTCTATCTTGCTCTTTTGCTTTGTCAGCATTTCGATTCTGTACTGCAAATAATTCATAACATTACACCTGCTTTCTTAAACCGTTTATTAATCTGTCTTTGCTCGTTTTCCAGCTGTTTTTGTGCCGCACATTCCTTACAGTATTTCTGCATCCTGTTTGTGCTAATAACGTCTATTTTGCACACTTGGCATTTAATCTTTCTCTCTGTTAGCGTCCATGAGTATTCAACCATTACTCCCCCCTTTTTATCCAGCACAGCTTCCATCTCTCTTCTGAAATAACTTCAGTGGCAAGTACTTTAATTTTCTAGTTCATAATCTATTTTTTCTCAATCTATGTTTAGGAAATCCAGGATGTATAACATCAACCCAAAACCCACTCATTTTTGTAATGACTCTAACTTTCTTCGGTAAAGCATGTTTGCGACGTAAAAAATTGATTCTATACGTTACTGCTAAAATATACTTGTCATTAAAATCGTGTTTATCTCTAGAATTCTGTTTAATATATTGTCTAGGAACCGGGTGCTTTTTATTTAAGTAATCCATTAGCCTATCTTTCATCACTCCCCCTTGGCTTTACGAATAGCCGCATCAATTTGAGCATTTCTAAACATTTGGTTTTCGTAACACTGCTCTGATTCTTCAAGCAAGCTCCTTGCTTCTATCAATGCCGCTAACAATTCAGGTGCAGCGGCTATTAAACTTGCGTTAGCAAAGGCTTCTTCAGTTGTTATGCCTTGGCCATTAACTGGATGAGGATCGCGCTGTGTTGCATGAGCAACTCCCCTGCCATTTGCTGAGTCAATTCGTGGGCATATCGTATCCACATCACTAACAATCCAAGGACCAGGCGTATGTTTTATCTTATTCATTTTTTTGCCTTTAACTTCGCATTTACCGTTTTCAGTTATAAAGCACGGTTCTTCTGGATGACATAAGGTTGAACATTCAGTCATCTCACTCTCCGTAATCTCTGTTTGAAAGGCTTAATCTCTGTAAGCCTCGGGAAATCAACCCTGCCTTCTTCTTCATGCAACATGGTATACAAATCAAGCAAAGCAAATGCAGCATCCCACTCCTCTGGATACGGATATGCTTCGCTAACCATATTTCTAATGCTTCCA